CGCCAACAGCTTCGGCCTGATGCTCAATGCGGTCTTCAACGACACCAGCAGCGACCTCCCGGACCTCATCAACACCCTGCCGACCGCCCTGGAGAATGCCGACGCGGTCTGGGATGAGGTCCTGGCTGGCCACCTGGGCGCTGGCTCCACGGGCTTCGCCCTGGACGCGGCCGGCAGCGGCGCAGACCCGGCCGCCATCGCCGACGCGGTCTGGGATGAGCTGCGCGCGGCCCACGTCATCTCAGGCAGCTTCGGCGAATTCACCGGGGACGCCGCGATGCGTGGCACCGACAGCGCCAACACCGTGGTCCCGCTCGCAGCCGCGACCGACCAGGCCGAGCATGACGCCACCCAGGCCGACATCGCGGCCCTCAGCATCCCGACGGTCCCGGCTATCGCCGACGGTGTCTGGGACGAGCCCAGGGCTGGGCACGTCGCGGCCGGCAGCTTCGGGGTCTTCACCGGGGACGCGGCCATGCGCGGGACCGATGGCGCCAACACCACCGTCCCCCTGGCCGCGGCCGTCGACCAGGCCGAGCATGACCAGACCCAGACCGACATCGCAGCGCTCAACGACCTCAGCGCCGACCAGGCGGCCGACGCGGTCTGGGATGAGCTGCTGACCGGGGTGTCCCACAACGTCACCAACTCCGCCGGCAAGCGGGTCAGGCAACTCAACGAGGCGACGGTCGCGCTAGAGGCCAACGTGGTGGACGTGGCGCCCACAGCGGCGTCCTTCGACACCGACCTCACTGAGGTCGACGGCTTCTGGGAGGACACGCTGCTCATTTTCGTCGCTGGCTCTCTGACCGGCCAGGCCAGGACCATCGCCGCCTACGCTAACGCCTCGGGCAACGTGACCTTCGACGAGCCGCTCACCTCGGCACCGGCTAACGGGGACTCCTTCCTCCTGCTGGCCGACCACATCCACCCGGTCGGGGAAATCGCCGACGGGGTCTGGCAGGAGCTGACCGCCGGCAACGAGGGGGCCGGCAGCTTCGGCGAGGCGCTCACCCGGCTCTTCGGCGACCTGACGCGCACCAAGCTCTTCTTCGCGGTGGGCGCCATCTCGACGGGCGGCCGCGTGGTGCCCGCCGGGGCGGTCTCCCACATGGAGGTCCAGGTCCGCACCGACGCCGGCAGCTTCCCGGGCACCAGCTACTTCGTGGTCTTCGGCTATGAGCCCGGCGACGCGGCCACCGACCAGCCGCGCTCGAGCAACACCGACAGCGTGGCGCCGACTGACGGCAGCTTCACCAGCACGGGCTTCCCAACGTGAGCGTGGTGCTAAGCAAGGCCTCGCTGGGCCGGCACTTCACCGGGGGCAGCGGCGGTGGTGGAGCCACCACCGTCAACGTCTCCGGCCCGGTAACCGTCTCGCTGCAACCCGCTGAGGTCACGGTCCGGCCGACGGCGGCCGAAATCACCGTCACCGTCTTCCCCACGTCCATCGTCGCAGGGAGCTGACCCATGGCCACTACGCTCGCCACCATCACCCTCGACCTGGCCCCGGTCCCGGTCGACATTTGCATCACCCGCAAGGACAGCTTCCCCTTCGGCTTCATCCTCGAGCAGGACGGCAGCCCCATCGACCTGACCGGCGGCGGCGCGCTCCTGACGGTCAACGACGCGGCCGACGGCTCTGGTGCTGAGCACTTCTCGGTGGCCAACACCAACACCTTCGACGCCACCGGGGTCATGACCTTCCAGCCCAGCGTGGCCAACCTGACGCTGCCGGCGAAGGACAGCTACTTCTTCGACGTGGAATGGACCGACGCGGCCAGCGACATCCGCACCATCATCAAAGGCAAATTCGTTCTGGGCGCGGACATCACCAACCCCTAGGGGGTCGCCATGGGCACCGTCAACATCGGCTCGAGCACTTATCAAATCTATGGCGAGGAGGCCGCCTTCCTCACCTACATCACAGCCCACTCGGGGGCCGCGACCGCTCGAGCTGCGACGGCCGTGGACAAGCGCCGCGCCCTGGTGACGGCCGCGCGCAGCTTCGACCGGCAGCGCTGGCAGGGTCTGGCCACCGACCTGGTCACCCCGCAGCCGCTCGCCTGGCCGCGCACGGGCGTCACCGACCGGGAGGGGCAGCCCCAGGACTCGGGCGTCATCCCCGATGACGTCATCGAGGGCAGCTATGAGTGGGCCATCATCATCATCGACGACCCGGACGCGGCCGAGAGCACGCCGGGGACCAACACCAAACGCACCAGGTCCCGCGAAAAGGTCGACGTCATCGAGGTCGAGAGTGAGGTGGAGAATTTCAAGAGCACCGTGGGCCGCACCGCGCGCTTCCCGACCGCGGTGATGGAGCTGGTGGGGCTCTTCCTGGCCGGCTCGGACGCCAACCTCAGCTTCGCCAGCGGCACCGACGAGGTCAGCCAATTCACCACCCAGGACACGGACTTCGGCTTCTCGGGCACGGGCATCGACGGGGGGAGCAACGCATGAGCCAGCCCAAGCATCCTCTCACCGAGCTGAGCATGGAGTGGCTGCAGGACCCCGAGAACCCCCTCGGGATGCCGGCCGAGATGCCCGACGCCCCGCCTGGGTCGCGCGCCACCTGGTGGGACCGCCTGCGCACCTGGTGGGACCGCCGGAGGCTCGCATGAGCTTCGGGGAAACGGTAGTTGTCCCCAGCTCACCGCTCAGCCAGCTGAGCCAGATGACCGCCCTGCTCAACCGGGCGGAGGGCCGCGTCCGGCGGCGCTTCCTGCGCCTGGTGCGGGACTCGGGCGAGCTGGCCAGCCTCCAGGAGACCGCCAGGCTGCTCGAGGCCGGCCGCATCCAGGAGGCCCTGGCCCTCGCCCAGGACATCGCCCCGGGCATCAGCAGCACCCTGGAGCAGGTCTACCTGGCCGCCGGCCTCAGCTCGGCCGAGGTGCTGCGCAGCCAGGTGGACACCCTCTTCGACTTCAACCTGGCCAACTCCAGGGCCGTCAATGACCTGCGGCTCACCCGGCTCCGCCTGGTGCGGGAATTCGCCAGGGAGCAGGCCCTCGCGACCACCGAGATGCTCGCGGACGCCTTCGCCCGGGGGCTCTCGCCCATCGAACAGGCCCGCGAGCTAAAGCGCTCCATCGGCCTGACCCGCAACCAGGCCCAGATTGTCCGCAACTACCGCCGCAACCTCGAGCGCAACAGCAGTCAGGCCCTGGGCCGGGCGCTCCGGGACCGCCGCTTCGACCCCAGCGTCCGCCGCGCCATCCGCACGGGCCAGCCGCTCTCGACGGCCCAGATAGACCGCATGGTGGCACGCTACCAGCAGCGCTGGGTCCAGTTTCGCGCGCAGACCATCGCGGTGACCGAGAGCCGCCGGGCCGCCAGCGCGGCCGATGCCGAATTCTGGACCCAGGCCGTGGAGGACGGGGTGGTCCCGGCGGACGCCATCGACAGCATCTGGCGCATCAGCCCGCCCAATGTCCGCGCGAGCCACCAGGCCATGCGCGGCCAGCGCCGGCCTTTCGGCGAGCCCTTCACATCGGGCGACGGCAACGCCCTGCGCTACCCCAGCGACCCGCTCGCGCCGGCCAGCGATACGGTCAACTGCAAGTGCGTCATCGAGCGCAAGGTCAGGAAGGCCGCCATGGTCGCCTTCAACCCGAGCACGGCGCAGAGGAGGGCGGCCTGATGCCTTCCGGGACCATCAGCTACCACGTCAGCGCCAAGCCCCCGCGGTGGTTTCCGCTGCTCATGCTGGGCCTCCGGGCCGCCCGCCTGGTGCGGCTGCGGCTCTCGGACGGCAACGCCGAGCGCCTCGCAGCCTGGGTCACCAAGCGCTCGGACATCCAGCTCGGCCCGGTCGAGGTCGAGGCAACCGATACAAAATAGGCCCGGCATTGGCCTGCTCGGCCTAGTTGCGTATTCTCTGCCTGACGCCGCCACCGAGGTCCACCCGTGGCGGACAGCTTCGAGACCGGCGGCAAGGTTTGCAAGGTCCTCGACGTCGATGAAAAGCTCGGCCTGGTCTTCGGCTGGGGCATCATCTGCACCAAGCGCGACGCCGAAACGCAGAAGCGGGAGCCCTACTTCGACCTCGACGACCCGCCCGACCACATCCCGGCGGAGTCGATGCTCGAGGCGGCCACCGACTTCCAGCTCAACAGCCAGCTCACCGACGAGATGCACGACGAGGTCCCTGACGGCCGCGTTGCCTTCTCGTTTCCGCTCACCGAGGGCATCGCCAAGGCCTACGGCATCGAGTGCGACACCGAGGGCTGGATGGTTGCGGCGAAGCCCTCCCCCGAGGTCTTCGCGAAGTTTGCGGATGGCACCTACACCGGCTTTTCCATCGGTGGCCACCGCGTCGAGGACGTGGACGCCGCGGAGGTCCTGGCCTCATGAGCCCGGCCGCCTCTCCCACCTACCGCCGGCGGCGCGGCAAGCGCAACGTCATGCGCAAGCTGCGCATCGACTTCCTGAGCGCCGTGGACCAACCGGCCCAGGAGGGCGCCCAGGCGCTCATCATGAAGCGCAAGGCCGCGAAGCCCAAGCCCAGGCCGCACCCCAAGCCCCGCCTGGTGAAGCAGCTCGATGAGCACCCCCACGCGGACCAGGTGCTCGAGCACGTCACGAAATTCGACGACAGCGTCCCGGTGGTCATGACGTCCTCGGTGGACGGCCACAGCCACCTGGCCTGGGTCAACGCCAGGGCCGGGACCACCACCTGGCAGACCTCAGCCGGCTCAGAATCCGGCCATGACCACCCCTTCATGCTCTCCCAGTCCGAGGACGGCAGCTTCAACCTGGCCGTCGGGGACTCCGAGGGCCACAGCCACGACGTGGACGCGCGAGACGTCACGGCCGCCTTCGCGGCCGTCGCCCTTTCCAAGCAGCACGAGGAGGACCACCCCATGGCAGACCCCACCGCCACCACCAAGAGCGCCACCGAGGTCGAAGCCCTCGAGCAGAATCTGACCCTGGCCAGGCTCTTCAACGGCCTGGACGACAGCGAGCGCGAGCACTTCGCCGACCTGGACGACGCCGGCAAGCGCAGCTTCGTCACCAAGAGCCACGAGGACCGCCAGGCGGTCATCGCCAAGGCCAAGCCCGAGGACCCGGAGGTGGTCTACACGGCCGACGACGGCACGGCCTACACCAAGGCCGACGACCCGCGCCACGTCGCCCTGGCCAGGAAGGCCGACGGCCTCGAGAAGCGCGCCAACGCATCCGAGGAGACCCTCGAGCAGGAGCGCCTCGAGAAGCGCGCCTCCGACGAGCTGCCGCACCTGGCCGGCACGGCCAAGGCCCGGGCCCGGCTGCTCAAGAGCGTCGAGGCCATCGAGGACGAGGGCGAGCGCAAGGAGGCCATGGAGGTCCTCGCCTCTGGCAACACGGCCGCCGGGCAGACCTTCGAGGAGCGCGGCAGCTCGGAGGGCAGCACGCCCGAGCCGGGCAGCGCCGCGGACCAGCTCGACAAGGCCGTCAAGAAGCACGCCGAGGACCACAAGGTCAGCTTCGCCAAGGCCATGCGCGACTTCACCGAGACCGACGAGGGGCGCCGGCTCTACGCCGACACCCTGAGCTAGGAGACCCCGAGGCCGAGCCTGAGCCCCGAGACGTCAACCGCCACGCCTCCATGAGGAGACCGCCATGAGCACCACCGACTCCACCGCCAATGTGACGCTGATTGCAGGGGAAGACCTTGCGCTTGGCCAATTCGCGAAAATCAGCACCACTGACGGGCAGGTGGTGGCCGCAGACGACGCGGCGGCCGTGGACTACATCGTGGCCGAGACGGTGCTGTCCGGGCAGTCGGTCCCGCTCATCAAGCCCGACGGCTCCACCGCCGGCATCCAGCTGGCCGGCACGCTCTCCGCCGGCGATGCGGTCATGCCCGACGCCAACGGCCACGCCATCGCAGAGGCAACGGCTGGCTCACTGGGCTGCGGCATCCTGATCGACGGCGGCGTGGACAACGACATCGTCCGCCTGCAGTTCAGAATTACACGGCGGCACGCGGCCTAGGGGGCGCGCTTCCCAAACCTTTCCACCCTTCCGCTCTGAGAGGAGAACCCCATGCCGTTCATCAGCCCGAGCAGGTCAGACGTCCACGTCAACGGGCCGCTCACCCAAATCAGCCTGGCCTTCATGCAGGACGCCTCGGGCTTCGTCGCGGACCGCGTCTTCCCCAACGTCCCGGTGCCGAAGCGCTCGGACGCCTTCTTCACCTATGACCGGGGGGAGTTCAACCGGGACGAGATGCAGGAGCGGGCGCCCGCGACCGAGAGCCAGGGCGGCACCTACACCATCGGCCAGGACACCTACTTTGCGGCCACGCGCGCCATCCACCGAGACGTCCCGGACATGGTCCGCGACAACCAGGACGACCCCATCAACCTGGACCGCGAGGCCACCGACTGGGTCACGCTCAAAGCCCTCATCAACCGTGAGGTCAACTGGACGGCCACCTTTTTCGTCACGGGGGCCCCGGGCGACATCTGGACCTTCCTGGTGGACGGGGCCGCCTCGGCGACCGCGCCGGCCAGCTTC